CCCACTGACCACATCAACTCCAACATATCCTTGGTGGTCCGTTTTCTATGGGAATGTAGTGATCTTTGGATTGCTCTTACTGGGTCGCGGCACATAATCCACTTGCCCGGCATTACTTCCAGAGGCTGAGTCTGACAGAATTTAATCTGCTCAAAACTACTCACGTAGTCTTCTAGTTTGGCATCGAAGCCCAACTCCCTCCAGTAGTTGACGTAGCTATCCATTTTGTTCGCGTCTCGCCTTTCAACTATGATGACTGCGTCGTCGCCATCACAGATGAACTCGTATTTTATGCCAAGCATTGAGAAAAATCTCACGTGGCCTACGGTATTGATGTTGGAGTTCCCACATCCAGTGTCTGGATCACCGGACGCTCTCCCATCTTCCCGATAATACATGATACCATGGCCTGATACACCTTTGTTATTGAGCTGCTCCCTCAACAACTTTGCAAGTTTCTTCTTGCCTTCTTTGATCAGTGCAATGTACATCATGTGACATACGACTATCCACACTCGGTGGACGGACTGGTCGAACCTAGACATATCGCTACCGAAAGCGACCGGATCTTCAAATTGATCCCATTTATGTCTAAGTAAGACCGCGCGTTGGCGCTGGTTAAGCCCCTTAGCCCACATACGCGAGCTAGGAGCCCCTGGTACCAGCTTACTCCAATCCAGTTTACTGAGATGGTGCTCGATCACTTTAATATACCTCCCCATTTCCACAGTCCACTCAGGTGTCCTACCCTGTATCGCTCGAGGGTCTTTGGACTCACCATGTATCGGCTCCACTTTGACGAACATCGCTATCCGTGCGTAATCTCTCTGCCATCCCGTCACCCGCAAATTTTCACGAGCTCTGGTATAGATCTTTCGCTTGGCAGGCACAGTTGCAGTGTCAACGAAGCACGTCCTCGATAGAGGAAACATTCGTTTAACACACATCTTCTTGCACAATTGCTGAACAAACCTCATAAGTTCAGCTGCTTGGACCTTGCACACCTCCAATGGTGGCGACAGGAACCTGTTGTTCAGGGCAACAAGTTCATTACATTCACAGTTACGGTGAAAGTGGACCTGAGGGAATTCCAGTACTTTATATATGACGGGCGGCTTAGGTATGCAAGCCACGACTGGCCGTCTTCTTTCGCAGCCTCTGCCTGCTAGTTTCTGTTTGACGAGATGTTCTGAAACGGAACCCCAGTTAATGTTTCCGCGAGTTATTGGTTTTAATTCCCTTCTTCTTGAACAAACAGTCTCCAGCAACAGTAGGCTGACCTATTGTTGATTATGTGTTGAAGCAACGGGCACCTGGTTTGACCCTAGGTACCGCCAATCTCCAAGGAGCCAAGCTCCTCGGATTCTGGCAACGAGAGGCAGTGGGGCTGCCCTTCGCTCGTCGTGCTCACGCTCTAGATCCAACGCAACAACGTCCCTCTCTCGAAGCAGTTCCCATGAGGCGGATATGATGCGGCGACACAAACTCCGGTAAAACCTTTGGTCTGTTGGTCGCAACACCATCCCACTAACAGTAACATATTCGTGGTTGGGG